TTCGGGAAAGTCGGCGGAGCTGTCGTCATCAAATATGACGACGGGATGGAGGGCGTCTACGGACATACCTTGCCAAGCGTGCGTACCGGGCAGTCAATAGCGGCAGGCCAGCGGATTGCCACCGTTGCGCCGGATGGCAATAACACTCATCTGCATTACGAACTTCGGGATCAGATGGGGAGATTGCTGGAGCCACTGAATCACATCCGCGAAAGCCTCAGGGTGCCGAGACAGACTGCTGTCGCCGCCGATTCTGGGCGTGGAGCAGAAACTGGTGCGGCATCGCCTCAGGCTCGCGTAACGGCTGCCGTGCCTTCTGTGACTGCAGTGGGTCGCACTGTGGCCGCTGCCGGTGGCACGGTGGCGCCAAGCACCGCCGTCCAGGCCCAGGAATACCAACAACGCATCGATGGACTGAATGAGAGCGACGCTCTCATCAACAAGCTGATTGCAGCACTGGATGACTGGCTTGAAAAAATGGGCAACATCCAAGCGGTGCAGCAAGAGAATCTGACGGAGCAGCAGCTGGCCGATCGTGCCCAGCTGCTTTACGAAAACACGAAGGCGCAGCTCACCAATCAGGTGATGAGGACCCCCGAGGGCCGGATGGCGATCGCCACTGGTGACGCGGTGAGCGGCAGCATCAGCGGGTCTCTTTCCGGCGCGTTGCAGGCCCTGCTGAACGGAGGCGACGTGCGACAGGCCGTTTCCAGTGCCCTGGCACAGGCCGGGCAGTCGCTGATGCAGGCCACCCTCGATGCCTTGCTGAATCCCCTGCTGGCCCAGCTCCAGGGTGGACTGGTGAAGGCCATCACCGGCATCGACATTGAGGGCCGGGCGCAGCAGGTGGCCGCGACCTCACTGCAGGGGGCTGCCACGGCCCAACAGGGGGCCGCGGCCACCCTCAACCAGGCCGGGGGGACGCTGTTTGCCGCCGCCAATGCCCTGCTGAGCGCTGCAGGGGTGCAAGGCGCCGCGGCAGGAGCCGGCGCAGTGGGCAATGCCGGAAGCATGTGGGCGTCGTTGGCTGGCAAGCTGCCCAGCCTCATCGGCGGCCTGGGGGGCTTCACCGGCGGACTGGATCTTGCAGGAGCATTCAGCGGCACCGGCAGCCTGATCGACTTCACCGCTGCCCCCAGTCTCGTCAGCGGACTGGGGAGCTTCACCCCGGGGCTGGCCGGGGGCAACGAGGTGCAGTACGGCCTCGACTATCTGGTGGGCGAGAAGAATGCCGAGATCGTGCGCTTCAACAAGGCCGGCGGGCGGGTCTACTCCAACCGGGCCCTCACCAAGGCGCTGGGGGTGCCGTTCCAGCGCACCCCCGGCGGCGGGGCGGCGGTCGCCGATGGCGGGGGCGACTTCCTGGGGGTGCCGTTCATGGGCGCGGGATCGACCCGGGCCGCCAGCGGCAGCCGCAGCACCCCCGGCATCCCGTTCCTGAAGGGCTCATCCGGTGGCGGCGGCGGGGGGGCCGCGGCGGGCGCTGCTGGTGGTGCCCCAAGGGCTGGCATGGCGCGATCCTCCAGCCTGCGGCTCAGCTTCGAAACCCAGGTGATCAACGGCATCGAGTACGCCACCGTGCAGCAGGTGCGAGAAGCCGCTGAGGCTGCGGCCCAGGCCGGCCGTGATTCCGTCTACGACGGGATGCGCAACAACCCATCGATCCAGCGCAGCCTGGGGATGCAGGGATGAACACCGTTGCCATCTGCGCCTACATCTCCTTCCAGGCCAATGGCGTGGCGGTGCCCGGCTACGCCTGGCAAAACCTGTTCATCGGCCAAACAAGGTCGTACGACGGGCGGGACCATGTGTATCAGAACTTTCGCATCAGCGATTCAGCCGGTGCCCGGGGCGGCGACCGCTCCCAGGGCCGGCTGGTGCTGCACCGCAACCAGCTGAGCCTGAACGTGCTTGCGGAGGCCCGCGACAACCAGTGGAAACTCCGCGCCGATGTGGTGGCCTGCGAGGTGGCCGTTGGCGCTGATCGGCGCCTTCTCTCTTCCCACCTGTGGCGGCTGGGCCCGATCGAGCGGCGCACCACCATCACCGTCACCCTCAACTCGCCTCTGGATGCGATCCGGGGCGATGCCCCCCGCCGACGGCTCACCACCGATCTTGTGGGCCAGGTGCCGGACACCGGTCAGATCTTCATCGCATGAATCACCACCCGCACCAAAACGCGCCATGGCTGCGCTACATGGGCATGCCCTACCGCTGGAACGGCGATCCGGCTTGCCATGGCGGCACCGACTGCCTTCGGCTCACCATCGCTGTATTGACGCTCTATGACGCCCCCCGGCCGGCGGTAAAGCCCCAGTGGTATGTGGCGGCCAGGGGCGGTCGCTGGCAGACGTTGCTTGAGGAGCTCCAGGCAATCAGCACTCCCGTGGCCGGTGGCATGCCCCTGGATGTGGCGCTGCTCGAAGGCGGTGAACCGATTGCCCTTGGTGTCTGCGTTGCTGGGGGTCTGCTCACCACCTGCCAGGGCCAGGGCGTGCACTGGCGCCCCCTGGCCGCCTGCCAGGTGCGCCGCTGGTTTCGTTTTCTCCCCTCTTCCCCTGAACGGCCCCTGCCCAACCTGATCTTGTGACCCGACACCCTGCCCTCCTTCCTGGCGATGCCTACCTGGCAGAGCTGCTCGGCTGGAGCGAGGAACAGCTACTGCAGTACCAGCTGGAAAGGCAGCAGGCCGCGGCGACGGAGTTCGCCCGCAATCCCCCGGCGGCCACCTGCGGCCCCGGTGCCCTGGCGGTGGTCTCGTTGGCCACCACGATCCTGTCGGTCGGCTACAGCGTGCTCAGCACCCTGCTGGCACCCAAGCCCCGGCGGCCCGGGCAGGTGGTCAGCAGCCAGCGCCAGGGGGAAAACATCGTCGATGGGGCGCGCTATGCCCCCCGGCCGGGCTTTGATTCCACCCAGGAGGTGGCGCGGCTGGGGAGCGTCATCCCCATCGTCTTCGCGCGGCGGGAGTACCTCCCGGCCCTCAACGGCCGGCCAGAGGGCTGGTACGGCGGCTGCCGCGTTGATCTTGGCCTGGTGTGGTCGCAGCTGATCAGCCTGGGGGGTTCCCAGCTGTTCCGGGGCGTCTATGTGCTGGGTGAGGGGCCGATGGCTGAGATCGACCCGGCCGGCTTCGCGATCGGGAACAACCCCCTGCGGAGCTACGACCTCGGCACCGCCGGCGCCAACGAGGCCGCAGCACGGCTCACCCTCTACGCCCGCCTGGGGGGTGGGCGGATCCGCTCCAGCGACCGGATCGCCGGCCGCCTGGCCGCCAACGACATCGGCAACGCGGAGAACGCCGGCGGCGGCGATGTGTTCCAGATCCGCAGCACCGGTGGCGTGATCCGCCCGGATGCCTGCGCAGCCGCCCGGCCCAGCAGCTCCACCGCCTGCGGGCTCTACGCCACGATCGGCAATGGCCTGGGCTACCGGGTCAACCCTGTGCTCCGCCCCACCAGGCAGTTCGCCACCAAGCCCCAGGGCACAGAAGGGAACCAACGGATTGATCCGGTGGACGATCCGGTGGCGCTGGGGGCGATCACGAAGGCGCGGCGGATGTGGTCGGGCCGCAGCGGCATCGTCTCCACCTCGACCGGCATCACCAGCGGCGAGGCGAACCTCAGCGTGGGGGCGACCTTCAATTATCTATTGTCAAACAGCACTGATGCTCAGACAAAACTCAAGTTCAACAGCACTAATACAGACAATGATTCTGGCGACGCTGACCACATTGAAACATGCACGGATGTGGCCGCGGCGATCAGCAGCCGCCAACGCTCTGCAGATGACGCTTTGGTGGTGGGCGAACTATTCAAGTGCGGCAGCTGTTTGGCGGTACTGGAAGAGCGCATACCTTCCGATGCGATATTCTCCTCAGATGGTGACAATCAACCAGTAGGCGGTGGGCAAGCAATCACGGCACGTTTCCGAGTTGTGCGCGCAGGCGTCGTATTTGTTACGCCATCGACGGAAATCAACCCAACCGGAACCGGAACGCTGCAGTTCCCGTCTCAGGTTAATGGCAATATAGACTGGGACTGGACATTGGTTGAGCCAGGGCCACGCTATGCCACCGGCACCAGCAGAGGCCACATCCACCGCTGCGCGATTGCCGACTTCACTCTGGCAATACCGGCACGAATTATAGAAATTTGTCTGCGCAGCACTGTTGGCATTCGCGGCAGCGGCTTTACCAATTTAAGGCAGGTCTTGAGCCTGAAAGAAATTAACAGGTTGGCTGGCGGCGAAAAAGGGGGTGACATATTGGCAAGCGGCCAACGAATGGGTATCGCTATCTATCAGAGCGGCACTAGAAGCTTTGCAGAAGAGCGTTACTCATTCGTTCGCTTGAGCTATCGAGCCGAGGGCTCATCCACCTTTGTAGAACTTCCTTCTCTCTACGGAGTGCGAGGCCTGACACAACAGGCGCAAAACAACTCCATTCAACTAGAGCTGCCCAGTTCTTTGCGTTGTGCCCAAATCCGGGTGGAACCGATCAGCGGCTGGGAAATCCGATCAGGTGCAGCCACCGGTCAGTTGGTGGTGCTTGACGCAAAGATGGCAGCGCTGCAAAGCATTACAGACGGGGCGTGCAGCGTTCGCTATGCAGGCGAGGCCCCGTTCACCCGAGCAGCGGAGCGCTTCTCGCTGACCTCAATCGAACCCGAGATTGACACCGGACTGGGTTGGAGCGATAGCAACACCATCACGGATCCATGGGGGAAACTGGCCGAAGCCTTTGTCTATGACGAGATCCAAGCATCCTGCCAGGGGCCAGAGCATCAGATCGTCAACGTCAACATCATCCAGACAAACCCCACGGCTCCGACCTACCAAGACATTGCACTGGTGGGGCTGAACATTCGTTCGGCCCTGGAATTCCAGAGCATGAACCAGCTCTCGGCCCAGGTGATCGGCGGCCACATCTGCCCCACCAGGTACATCGAGCAGACCGCAGGCCCGACTCATCTGCTGCCCGACATCTGGGCTCGGCTGGCGCTGAGTCCTACGTTTGGTGCCGGCGCAGACGTCTCAGCTGAACAGATCAATACCGCCAGCTTTCTGGCCGCGGCGCAGTGGTGCTTCTCCAGGCGGTATTTCTACGATGGGCCCAAACCGCAGCCGGAGAACCTGCGGCAATGGGCAGCAGACCAGGCCAGCCTTCATCTGCTCAGTTTCTATGAACTGAATGGGCAGTTCTATTTCAAACCGGCTTTCACCTTTGAAAAAGTAAAGATTGTTGATCTGTTCACCGCCGCCAACATCAAGGCCGGCAGCTTTCAGAGCACCACCAGCGACGACGACCAGCGGCGCCCCATCCAGGTGAGCGGGCTGTTCCGAGATGAGCGGGCGAACAACGACATCCTTTCGCCAGGGATGTTCTCGACGGTTCGGGAGATCACCATCCGTGAGGCCTCGGCCAGCGACAGCGACCCGGTGGAGCCGCTGGACATGACGGCCAGCTGCACCAACCGGTGGCACCTGATCGACGCCGCCAAATTCCTGATCCGCTGGCGGCGGCTTGTAGGGGATCCCATCAGCTTTGAGACCACCTACAGCGGCATGCTGCGCCCCATCGCGCCAGAAGACCACATCGCGGTGGCCTACGACGAAACCTTCAACAACCTGTACTCCAATGGTGCCGTGCTTGCCGATGGCACCCTGGTGGCCACGGAGCCCCTGGCGGATGGCAGCTACGAGGTGCTGGCCTGGGATGGCAAAACCCCACCAGGGCCCACGGTGCAGACGCTGGTGGTGAGCGGCGGCGGCACCAGGGGCAACCTGCTCAACTGCGCCTGGACGCGCACGGGGCTCCCCGTCAACACCTACCGGGTCATGAGAGTGACCCCCACCGATGATGGTCGCCAGCGAATTGAGGCGGTGCTGATGCCTACCGACCCTTCGGGCCGGCTGCTGCTCTCCCTAGATTGGGATGAGCCATCGGCCTGGGTCATCCGCGGATGATGGCGATCGATTCCACCGCCGGCAATTCGATGTCACTGCCCCCCCCGTCCCACCTCTTCACAGCCGGAAACATTCAGCACGGCAGCTTCCAAGACGACCGCGACAAAGGTGAGGGAATCTGGCTAACGACTCCAGTCGTGGAAGGCCTTCCGCCTATCGGCATGGGATCACACATCCTTGTCGCTTACGAAGAAGGTCTAGTGGAATGGGTCAATGCCAAGCCCCAGAGTTTTCAGGTGCGCTCGATTCTCACTCTCGACGGTATGCAAAGGATCAACGCTCTCCCCGCTTCTGAATGAGCTGATACCTGATGCCGATCCCCTTCCCGGCCGTCGAGCCAACAGCATTTGCTTTCGTGATGCCTCGCCATCCGGTCACGAGCGCGGTTTCGGAAAGCGGCGTCCAGGATCATCGCTTGTGGGGGACGGTGGCCGTAGATGGTGCCCTGGAATTGGAGTTTCGCAATATCAAAACCGAAGTCGCCACATCGATATTGCAAACGTTTCATACTAGCTACTCTGGTCTGCTCCCTTTAGATCTGCCCGACATTCTATTTGCTGGGGAGACAGCTGCCGATCGGGCATTTATTGATTCGGTGACCACTGAAGCGGGCCTGCAATGGTTTTGGCCAGTGGGGCAGAATGCACCGAACCCCCGCAAATCGCTGACGTACAAGAATAGGTGCACCTTGCTGGTACGGTTGGAGGCACGGCTGGAGAACACGCCCCAACCATTGCCGCCAGCGCCGATCCTATGGAGCAGCCGGCTCACTACCGCAACGCGATCACCATGGGCCAATGGTGGAGCACAAGGTTCAATCGTGGCTGGCCTTAATGGTGCATCATTCCAGGCATTCTGGTTTGAAGATCCGTCTACCTCAGGCGTTCGCGTTGCGGTAGTAAAACGTGATGCTATGGGGTTTATCTTATGGCAGCGATGGACAGCGGCTGAATTTGGGACTGGTGTAACATCCCGTGATGCGACTGCTCCTCAGGTTGTTCCGATGGCCGATGGTGGCTGTGTAGTTCTGGCTGGCAGCACATCTGATACAAGTCCTGCACCAGCGGACTTTATTTGGATGCGAGCATGGCGACTGTCTGGTGATAACTCGCAAACGTGGGCAATGCAATACACCGGCCAGTTACGCCGCGGCCCGGCAAAAGCAGTAATCAACGGATCTGAATTAGTAGTGCTGACATCTGCTCATGCTGGGTCTAACAATATACGACCTATGTTATTACGGCTAAACCTAAGCAATGGAGCTGTGCTAGGTGCTAGTGCTTATCAGTTTGACAATACAAGCGGTTTCCCTGGTGTGAATGGAGCATTTGATAACGTATTTTCCTTGTCGTCGGGGTCACTGTCGTTTACGATTGGCCGACAAATCTTTGTAGAGGTTTCAAGTGATACGTCGTTCGTAACTCGTTCCGTAATTTTTAACAGCTATAGCGATGCCAGCGCAATACCAGGCGGTGGTTACCTGGCACGCAACAGCGACGCGCAACTAATGCGGCTTGATTCTAGTTTCAATATCACAGACCGCTACAAACATGACAATGCAATGCAAACAAGCGGCAAGTTCTGGGGATTCGAGACTTATGCGCTTGGTGTTGCTGCCGATGGTTCTGGTTATGCCATTTCAAACAGTTTTGCAAGTGGTAGCTTCCTTGGAGGAACAACCTTTAAAATTGCCAAGTTTTCTTCCTTTGGTGGTAGCGTCACTGGCTATAACGAAGTTGACTACGGTAGCAGTATCGGCAATCCTTCTCAATCTATGGATCATGACCTCGATATTGCATCCGGTCGTGGGTTAGTTCACATCTTTAACGGTACGTTATCCGATTGCCGGCTGACCGCCATCGGGTTTGCCCTTGATCAACCCACCAGCACAGCTTCTAACACCATACCGGCCGCAACGCTGGCGACTGGATCTTGTAACAATACGATGAGAGTAAGAGGCTGGGATGCTGTAACTTATTCCACTGTTACACCAGATACAATAGATAGAACAACTGTGTCGACCACTGTTACGGCCATTACGATCACAGGTGTTGCAGGGGCTATCAGCATGACTGACGCTAGCAATAGCCTATCTTGGCAGCGGACGGCTTTGGATGCGTGACGGTAGAACGAATCGACAATTGTTTCTGCTTGATTTCACAAAAGCCACTGGCTACCACTTCTCCTAAGCCGTGCTTCGCCTCTGGCACTTATGACTGCCTAACCTGGCAGTAGATTCAGGCCTGCACCAACAGCCATGGGCGTCCGCAACACCACCCAGAGCGACGTGTACTGGAACGGTGCCCTGGTGGGGAAGATCACGGACATATCCCCCACGGTGTCCCGGGACAGTCTGGATACTATGGGGATTGGCCAGGTGGCAAAGACCAGCGCCAAGGGAGCGAGGGAAACGCAGATCAGTTGCACCTTCCTCTACGACCCCGACAACGCGCCGGCGACGGCAATGGCCAACAGCATCTGGGATGACAGTGAAAGCGTCGACACCCTGCGCATTGTCACCCGGCGCGGCTCCACCCGCGGTGACTTCACCATGGCGGTGATCACCGCCTCCCTTGGCTCGCCGGTCCGGGTGCGGGAGCTGATCTCCTGCTCGTTGTCCCTCACCGTCAACGGGGACATGAGCGGGCGGTTCTGAGATGGCAATCGACGGCGAGATCGGCACCCTCACCCTCAGCCGCAGCTGGCCACCGGCGGTGGTGATCACCGACGAGGCCCTCGATGCGACGGTCAGAATGGTTCGGCTGCGAGTGGAGGAGCCAGGGTTCCTCAACGGCGACCATGTGCTGCTCACGGCCCCCCTGGGCCTGCCACTGGATGTGCTGGGCACCGGCTACGCCAACTGCCCCGATGGGCATAGCTTCTGGGGCGATGCCGCCGCCAGCGGCCCGGCCACCCTGCATCGAGTCGGCAGCGATCCGCCCTTCTGGAGCGCCGACGACAACGCCACCTTCTGGGAACATGCCGGCACCGTGGGGCTTTCGCAGCAGGCCAGTGTCTACATCCACCGGGATGCGCTCGACCGGGCCGGCTTCTACAACCTGGAGGTGGCAGCGGTAAATGGTGGAGACCTCTGCCGCTTGCCGCTGCGCCTGGTGGGTTTCGGGCAGCTGATTCTCAGCGTCGCCAGCGACCGGAGCGGCTATGCCGCGGCCCTGCTCGCCCTGGCGCCCACCCTTCCCCGCCCCGTCGAGCCTGAGGTGGAGCTGCAGAACCTTGTGCCCGCGCTGTCCCCTCTCATTGCCGATGCCGGCGCTGACGCGGATGAGCGGGGCTGGAAGCGCCAGGCGGACCTCTCCCGCTGGGAGCTGGAAACCGATGCCAGCGTGCTCGACCAGGGAGCGATCGGCGAGGCGTTCGGGTCGGTCGTGGCGGGCCAGGCCCGCGGCGCGGGATCCTTCGCTGGCGAGCTCAGCAACACCTACCACCCTGCCGTCAGCTCCAGCGCCGCCATGCTGCGCCTCCAGCTGCTCACCGAGAAAGGCGCCACCGCCACCATCCGCCTGCTGGTGGCGGTGGGCTCTCGCGGCCATTCCAATGGCGAGGTGTTCATCCGTGAGGAGTGCCTCTTCTACGAGCT